TCGGCGATCGACTCCTGATCGAGGACCTGTCGTTCACGCTGCCACCTGCCGGCATCGTCGGCATCATCGGCCCGAACGGCGCCGGCAAGTCGACGCTGTTCAAGATGCTCGCCGGCCGCGAGGAGCCGGACTCCGGCTCGATCAAGATCGGCGACACCGTCGACCTCTCCTACGTCGACCAGGACCGCGACGATCTCGACCCGGACGCGACCGTGTACGAGGAGATCACCGGCGGCGCGGAGGTGCTCGACGTCGGTGGACGCGAGATCCACGGTCGCGCCTACGTCTCGAGCTTCAACTTCAAGGGCACCGACCACGGCAAGCGCGTCGGTGACCTCTCTGGTGGCGAACGCAACCGGGTGCACCTCGCCAAGCTGTTGAAGTCCGGCGGCAACGTGCTGCTGCTCGACGAGCCGACCAACGACCTCGACATGGACACCCTGCGGGCACTCGAAGCGGGCCTCGAGTCCTTCCCCGGCTGCGCGGTGATCATCTCGCACGACCGCTGGTTCCTCGACCGGGTCGCCACCCACGTGCTGGCCTTCGAGGGCGACAGCCAGGTGCGCTGGTTCGAGGGCAACTTCTCCGAGTACGAGGAGCGTCGCAAGAAGGAACTCGGCGCCGGCGCCGACCAACCCCATCGCATCAAGTACAAGAAGCTCGCCTGATCACGCCAGCTCGATTACATCAGGGGTCAGACCCGCGATGTAATCGTACGTCGATTACATCGCGGGTCTGACCCCTGATGTAATCGAGCTGGCAGACTGGCTCGATGCCTTCCACGGAGACCGACGGTCAGCTCGCCACGCGGTTGGCGACGCAGGCCGGTCATCTCCTGTTGGAGCTGCGCGAGAAGATGTTCGCGGCGGGCGCCTCCACCTGGGACGTGAAGGATGCCGGCGACGCCGTCGCCCAACGATTCCTGGCTCAGGAGTTTGCGACACACCGCCCCGACGATGCCGTACTGTCCGAAGAGGGTCGCGAGGACCCTCGCCGCTTCGGCGCCGATCGGGTGTGGATCGTCGACCCGCTCGACGGCACGCGCGAGTTCGGCGAGCCCGGTCGCATCGACTGGGCCGTGCACATCGCTCTGTGGACCGGTGACCGCTTCGGCGCCGCAGCGGTGAGCCTGCCGGCCGTCGGTCGGACCTTCACGACCGACGATCCCACTCCGATGCCGCCGTTCGAACGCGAGCGGCCGATCCTCGTCACGTCACGCACCCGCGCGCCGTACGCGGCCGTGCTCGTCGTGGAGGGACTCGACTGCGACGCCGTCCGACTCGGCTCCGCCGGGGCGAAGGCGATGTCGGTCGTGATGGGCGAGACCGACATCTACGTGCACGACGGCGGCATGTACCAGTGGGACTCTGCCGCGCCGGCAGGCGTGGCACTCGCATCGGGATTCCACGTCAGTCGGCTCGATGGCTCGCCGATCGTCTACAACGATCGCGACCCGTGGCTGCCGGACTTCATCGTGTGCCGACCGGAGCTGGCCGAGCCCGTCCTGAAAGCGATGTGGGGCTGACCGTGGAATCGAGTGGCGAGCTGACGGCCATCCGCTGGAAGGTCGCCGATCGGGTCGCCACGGTGTGGCTCCACCGACCGCACCGCCACAACGCCTGGACGGGCACGATGCACGCCGAGTATCGCCAGATCATGGCCGACCTCGAATGCCGCGACGACGTACGAGCGGTCGTGGTGACCGGTGCTCCCCCGGCGTTCTGCGTCGGCGGCGACTCCAAGGCGCTGACCGACCACGGCGACCGAGGCGGCTACGACAGTGGGCTTCCCGCCGAGCCCGCCAGGCCTGGTAGTGGTGCCGACATCGATGCTCGCCTCGACGCCGACATGGCCTGGCAGCTCGGTTACCGGTTGCCGATCATCGCCGCCGTCAACGGCGCCTGCGCTGGCGTCGGGCTGTCGCTCGTGCTGTTCTGCGACCTTCGATTCGTCGCCGCCGACGCCAAGCTCACCACCGCGGCGCCGAAGCTCGGACTGCCAGCCGAGTACGGCGCCAGTTGGATGCTCCCGCGACTGATCGGCGTCGCACGGGCGAACGATCTGCTGCTGTCGGGGCGCGTGGTCACCGGAGCGGAGACCGCCGACTGGGGCCTGTGGAACGGCGTCGAACCCGACGGTGCCGCCGCGCTCGACGCAGCTGTCCGCTACGGCCAACTCATCGCAACCACCACCGGCCCCGACGCTGTCACCACCACCAAGCGCCAGATCACCGACGACCTGCTCCGCCACGACCCCGCGGCCTCCGTCGCCGACTCGCTCCGACTTCTCGACGGCGCGATGGGCACCGCTGAGTACCGCGAGGGCGTCGCGGCCCTCATCGAGAAACGTCGCCCCAACTTCTGACCACCGGCCCGCGCCGCGTCGCGTGCCACCCCCGGCGATGAGCGAACTGACCGCATACGGCGGTTTCACTCATCGCTTCCCGCGTGCCACCCCCGGCGATGAGCGAACTGACCGCATACGGCGGTTTCACTCATCGCTTCGGTGCCGGGCCGTCAGCGGCCGGTGAACTCGGCGGGTCGGCGTTCGAGGAACGACGCCACGCCTTCACGATGATCGTCGCTCTTGAAGCACGCGGCGAGCGCGGTCGTGTGGCGCCCCATGTGCTCGCCGACCGGTGCAGTCAGCCCCTCGTACACGAGTTCCTTGATCAGGCCGAGGCTGTGGGGCGACCCAGTGGCGATCGTGTTCGCCAGCTCCATCGCGGCGGGGAGCAGCGCATCGCTCGGCATCACCTCGACCACGTAGCCGAGCGCGAGCGCCGTATCGGCGTCGATCATCTCGCCGGTGTAGAGCAGCTTGAGCGCGGGCTGCAATCCAATGATGCGTGGGAGCAGCCACGTGCCAGCTCCGGTGTCGGGCACGAGTCCGCGATGCACGAAATTCCACGCGAAGCGGGCCTGGGTGCTGGCCAGTCGGATGTCACACTGCGACGAGAACTCGGCGCCCATCCCGACCGCCGGTCCGTCGATTGCCCCGATCGTCGGCTTGCGGGCCTGTGCGATCGGCCACCACGCGTGCTTCTCCTCGGCGGAGCCGCGCAACCCGCGCGTTTCGCCGGGCACGGTCGCCAGGTCGGCCAGGTCGGTCCCGGCGCAGAACGCTCCCGGAACCCCGGTGATCACCAGTACGACGGTGTCGGGGTCGTCGTCGGCGCGCCCGACGGTTGCGATGAAGTCGCCAAGCATGGCGTAGGTCATCGCGTTGCGCTTGTCGGGACGGTCGATCGTGATCACGCCGACCTTGCCCTCGACGTGGTAGCGGATCAGTTCACGTTCGCCATCGGCCATGCGCCGACGGTAGCTGGCGACGTGTCGACGATCTCAGCTGCAGCCGCTGGTGCTCCCGCACGACGTACAGACATAGCAGCTCCCCGATCGCGTCATCGTGACACCGCACTGCATGCACATCGGCGCATCGTTCGGCCGGACCCGGTCGCGTGCCAGCGTCTCGTCCGCCGCTGGCGCAGACGCCAGATGACCGGAGTCGGACGACTTCGGATCGGGCGCCATGTCGGAGCCCTGGCTGGTTTCGGTCACGGCCTCCTCGACGCCCGGCAAGGTCGGCTGGAGTCGTTCGTCGACCGAGAAGATGGCGAGTTCGGCGCGCTCGTCGTAGGTCATGTACTCGATCGCAAGGCGTCGGAACAGGTAGTCCATGATCGACGATGCAAACCGGATGTCGGGATCGTCGGTCATGCCGGCGGGCTCGAAACGCATGTTCGTGAACGCCTCGACGAACGCCCGCAGGGGCACCCCGTACTGCAAGCCGTACGACACGGACTTCGCGAAGGCATCCATCACCCCGGCCATGGTGGATCCCTGCTTCGACACCGTCAGGAAGATCTCACCCGGCTGGCCGTTGTCGTACTCGCCGATCGTGGCGAAGCCCTTGCAGTCCGCCACCCGGAACTCGAACGTACGGCCACGTCGGGTCCGCGGCATCTTCTGACGAACCGGCTGGTGGATGATGCGTTCGATCACCTGCTGCACGCCGGCCTCGACCGCAGCAGGCGCCGCGAGCTCGGCGGCAGCATCGCTCGCTCGACCCTTCGTCGACGACAGCGGCTGGCCGAGCTTGCAGTTGTCGCGATAGATCGCCACCGACTTCAACCCGAGTTCCCAGGCCAGCATGTGCAGCCCCTCGACGTCTTCGACGGTGACGTCCTCGGGCATGTTCGCAGTCTTCGAGATGCCGCCGCTCAGGAACGGCTGGACAGCACCCATCATGCGGATGTGGCCCTCGTAGTGGATGGTGTTGTCGCCCATCGAGCAGGCGAACACCGGCAGGTGCTCGGGCGCCAGGTGCGGTGCGCCGAGCACGGACATGTGCTCGTCGATGTAGGCCACGATGTCGTCGACCTGCTCGGGGGTGTAGCCGAGGCGGCGCAGCGCTCGGGGGATGGTCTGGTTGACGATCGACATCGTGCCGCCACCGACGAGCTTCTTCGTCTTGACCAGCGCGAGGTCCGGCTCGATGCCCGTCGTGTCGCAGTCCATGGCGAGCCCGATGGTCCCCGTGGGCGCCAGGACGGTCGCTTGGCTGTTGCGGACGCCGTGGCGGTGGGCGTCGCTGATCGCGCGCCCCCACGCGTCGGCAGCCGCGCCGACCAGGTCGTCGGGCAGCGCCGGGTTCTCGGCCAGGCGATCGTTGGCCTGCTGGTGCATCTCGAGGACGCGAAGCATGGCATCGGACTCGTCGGCGAACCCGTCGAAGGGGCCGACGGCTGCTGCGGTGCGAGCGCTGGCAGCGTAGGCGGAGCCGGTCATCAGCGACGTGATCGCCGCCGCCCATGCTCGACCGTCGTCGGAGTCGTAGGGCAGGCCGAGTGCCATCAGCAGCGCACCGAGGTTCGCGTAGCCGAGGCCGAGCTGGCGCAACGCACGGGTCGTGTCGCCGATCTTCTCGGTCGGGTAGTCGGCTCGTCCGACCAGGATCTCCTGGGCGGTGAAGACGGTGTCGACGGTGTGGGTGAACGCTCCGACGTCGAAGCCACCATCGTCTTGCAGATACTTCAGCAGGTTGATCGACGCGAGATTGCACGCGCTGTTGTCGACGTGGAAATACTCGCTGCAGTTGCGCACCACGACACCGTTGACAACGTACGAGTGGTTGCGCGGTTCGGACAGGTTGTAGGTGAGTTCGATGCCTTCGTCGAGACGGTCGACGAGCCGGATCGACGTGTCGACATCATAGGTCTCGTGACCGATGACGGCGTCTCGGAGGACTTCGGCCTTGCGTGAGAGCGAGAATCCGATGGCCGAAGCGAAGGTGTGCATACTCGCGCCGGTGATCCGCAGGTCGAACGACGCCTTGGACACGTAGTCCGCCACCGAGCCATCCTTGCGCTCGTAGCTGAAGCTCGTTGCACCCGGGCGCCGAACGTTGTACATCTTCGACGAGATGCCGAATGTTGACAGAAGCCGTTGCACGCCGCGAAGCAGTTCGACGGAGATCGAGCCGAGACCGACGTAGGAACCTTTCTCGGGGTTGTACACGGCACACCCGTCGGCGTCGAAGAGCCCGCGAAGGAACGCGGCGACGATCTCCGGCGGCGCCTGTTCGATCGCCCAAGGGACCGTCTTGTGCTCACCGGTGACCGACCCGACGCCCAACGCCTCGAAGAAGCGCTTCAGCGGGCGCCGGGTGAGCCGCAACTGCACGGTGCCGTTTGCCTGCTCACTCAACTTGATCGGCCGACCGGCGTTGATGCCTTCGAGCAACTCGTGGTGTGCCGAGAGGATCTCCGTGCGGTCGTCCGCGGAGCCATAGATCGTCACCGTCGACGTGCCCGACGTCGATCCATCACCGACCAGCCATCCGACGTAGTGGGCAAAGGTGTCGTTCCAGACATCGGGGAGCAGCAATGGACGATCCCGATCACCCTTCTCCCGATAGTGTTCCCAGTCGGTCCGGATGGGCACGGCCCAGTCTGCATTGGTCGGGGGCGTCGGGAGGTCGAGCGAGCGGACGCGATCGTCGGCGGTCAGCTCGTCAGCCTCGACGTAGCCGCGATTGAGTGTGAAGATCCGGTGCGACGGGGTACAGCGCAGTTCCATCCCGTTGCTGAATCGGAGACGCTGGACCGGGTTCCTGCCGGTGATCATGAATGCATCTGGAGTCGTCAGGTGCACAAGCTGTGCCGGAGCATCGACGTTGGTGACGTCGTGAGTCCACACCTGGAACTCTTCGCCGACATTGGCGCGGGCGAAGAGCTCGTCGAACCGGATCAATCCCTTGTCGGTGTGAACGAGTGAGTCGGCGGTGAAACACGGGTTGCTGGCGGTGATCCGGCCGTGGTTGGGGGCGGTGTGCCAGCGGTTGATCGTGGTGTCGAACTGCAGGCCAGGATCGGCGCACTCCCACGCCGCCTCGGCGATCTCGCGCCACAGCTGACGGGCCTTCACCGTGCGCAGCACCTCGCCGGTGGTCACCGCCGTGAGGTCCCAATCCGCATCGTCGACGACGGCCTGCATGAACTCGTCGGTGACCCGGACCGAGTTGTTGGCGTTCTGGTACTGGACCGAGAACGAATCGGCACCGTCGAGTCCCATGTCGAAGCCGGCCTCAGCGAGCACACGCGCCTTGCGCTCCTCGATCGCCTTGGTCCACACGAACTGCTCGATGTCGGGATGGGCGGCGTCGAGAATGACCATCTTGGCCGCTCGACGGGTCTTGCCACCCGACTTGATCGTGCCCGCCGACGCATCGGCGCCGCGCATGAAGCTGACCGGACCCGATGCGGTACCGCCGCCGTCGAGCGGCTCCAAGGACGATCGGATCCGCGACAGGTTCACCCCGGCACCGGATCCTCCCTTGAAGATCAGGCCCTCCTCGCGGTACCAGTTGAGAATCGACGGCATCTCGTCGTCGACGGCCAGGATGAAACATGCGCTCGCCTGCTGCGGCACCCCCTGCACGCCGATGTTGAACCACACCGGACTGTTGAACGCCGCTCGCTGGGTGATCATGATGTACTTCAGTTCGGCGCGGAACGCCTCGGCCTCGTCGCCGTCGAAGTAGCCGTCGGCGACGCCCCAGTCGGTGATCGTGTCGACGATGCGGTCGACGACCTGCTTGAGCGACCACTCACGTTCAGGCGTGCCGAGCGTGCCGCGGAAGTACTTCTGCGTGACGATGTTCGTCGCGTTGAGCGACCATGTGCTCGGGAACTCGACGCCGAGCTGTTCGAACGCCACCGACCCGTCGAGCCAGTTCGTGAGACGTGCATCGCGTCGCTCCCACACGACCTCGGCGTACGGGTCGACGCCGGCTGACGTGAACAGGCGCCCGAGTCCGATCGTGCCGTCAGCGGTGCGGTCGAGTGCGATTGACATGGGCGAACCTCCGGGGGTCGAGAGGCGATCCAAACTACATCCTTGTCACCCGTGTCAACACCATTCGTCGACACGCTTCGGTGATTCGCCGACCGGGTGCGACGCACAGGTCGAGGGAGCTCCCCAAGCAGACACCGTCCACGACCTCGCAGAGAGGCCGGCACCCGCCTTCTAATCCGTGCATCGCACCACAGTCGGCACTGGCGTGCACTCTAGAAACCTCACCCTGTGGGGAGATAGAGGTATAACCATGTGGATTTCCCCAACCGCAGGTGGGGATATCTGCGGAGCTCTCGCGTGATGGCCAGCGAGATCGAGGATTTGGAGCTGTCGAGCGAGCTGCTCGAGGTGTCTCGAATCGGAGCTGGCGCCACGGTTGTCGACCTGGTCGACGAGATCTCGGATCAGATCGAAGCGTTCGTCGAGCTGCTCGGCCCGGGCGCCGCACACTTGAACCTGAGGGCCCGGACGGCTGACGCCGTCCGTGAACGTCTGTTGCAAGGTGCCGGCGTGACCACCGAGCTGGTTGCGCCGACCGGCATGGTGTGCGATCACTGCGGTGAACCCGTCTCGATCGATCCACGCCACGCGCGCGGGCCGGGCCGGCCGTTCGTATCCCAGTACTGCCACCCAACCCACTTCGGCCGCTGGTCGTGTCCCGACGGCAGCGGCCGCCTGGCTGCCGTCAACGGGGCGTGGGGGCCGCCGCGCATGCGGAGCGCCGCATGATGCAGCGGCCGGTCCTCGCGTACGACACCTACGACGACGCCCGACGCGACGGCCGTCTGCGTGGCGCGTGTGTGGTGCTCGACTCCCAACACCGGTTCTGGTCGACGCCGGTGGAGCTCACCCTGCTCGAGGTCCACTCCCAGATGTTCCGGCATCTCTGCGAGGTCCTCGCCGAGCCGCCACATCCCGACGACGTCACGATCAGCACACCGAGAGCGTTCGGCAACCCCGGCACGGACCGATGAGCGAAGCGATCGCCCTGGGCGTCATGCTCGCCTCGTCGTGGCTGCTCGGCTGGATCACCGGCGGGCCGTGGCACGTCAACCGGTACCGCGCACGCCTCCGCGACGCCGCCCGCAACGCACCCGGTGACCAGGTGGCGATCGCCACCCTCGAACGAGCGATGCGCGACCGCCATGACTGACCCGTTCGCCGACACCCGCGTGGTCGGGAACCTGTGCGACGTGTGCGGCAAGTTCGTCGCCGGCCGCTGGACCATCCGACACGAGACCTGCAAGCCGCCGCCGCTCCCGGCCGGCTACTACGCCGCCCGCCAACAACTCCGCCGCCAACTCCAGGAACGAGCCCGCCATGACCACTACTGACACCACCCGCCGGCACCTCGACGCCGCCGCCGCCGAGCTGCGCAGCGAACTCGAACGGATCATGCGATCACTCGAACTCGTCCAGGCCGCCATCGACCTCACCACCGTCGTCGTCGACGAGCCGGCGGCCGTCAAGCTCGACGTCGTCTCCACGCCTGCCGTCGAGCCGTGCCCGGCGTGCGGCAAGGTCTGCGCCAGCAACGCCGGCCGTGCCATGCACGTCAAGCACTGTGACAAACCGCGCAAAATTATTACAAGCAATGTCACGCCCTCATCCGTGGACGAAAAACCGGAAACCACCGCAGAAGTAGCCCACCCGGCGCCGGCCGGCGCCGAGGTGTACGAGTGCACCGAGTGCCTGTTCCGGACACCCTCGATCTCCCGGCTCGCCCGCCACTGCCGCGTCGAACACGCACGAGACATCGCCCAGATCGAACGCTCACCCATCGCCGCATGAACACCATCGCCATCGCCGCAGCCGTGTGGGCGATCGTCAAATGCGTCGGCTGGCGCATCGACCGGCGACTCGTCCGCCTGCAACGCGAAAGCCTCGACGCCACCGTCCGATGGGCCTACGCACGAGGCCGCATCGACGCCCGCCGCACCCGCCTCGACCTCCACGCCGGCGCCGAGCTCGCCGTCATCGAATACCGCTACCAGTTCGGCGACACACGACGCGAGGTCGCCCGATGAGCTGGCAAGCCAGCAAATACGCACGCGCCGAACTCGAGCACGGTGTCGACCTGCGTGCCTCGACTCGGCTGGTGCTCATGCTGCTCGCCGAAGCCGCCGGCTCGCGCACCGCCATCGCGATCGGCGGAGGATGGCTGTCGGTCGCTACCGGCATGTCGGAGCAGTCGATCCGCCGTGCCATCCACGAGCTCGGCGAAGCCGGCCTCATCGAGGTGATGAGCAATCCACCGTCACCGCTACGCGCCCGATTCCCGATCGCTGCTGCGATATCCACAACCCGCGCACCGGTGAGCAGGTTGGAGGACGAGTACCCGCGCACCGGTGACCCACAACCCGCGCACCGGTGCGCGCCTACCCGCGCACCGGTGCGCGCAATACCACATAGGACGGGATCTATACCTCAGCGTTCGGTGTGCGAGCTGTGCGACGACACCGGATGGGAGTACCTCGATGATCGTCACGTTCGTCCATGCAGCGGATGTGCGGCATGACCCGCCAGGCCCGCTACCGGTGCACGCTCTGCGGTCGTGTCGACGCCGGTGACATCCGCTCCGCGGCGATCGCCGCATCCAACCACCAGGTCGACGACCACCGGATCCGCCTCGAGGACTGGCGCACCCACGTCACTGTCGAGATGGTTCTCACGCGGTACTGCTGATGCCACGTCCGCCGTTGCCGGATCCGCCGCATGGCACGACGCGCCGGTACCGGCTGCGTCGTGATCCGTGCCGGTGCCGGTCGTGCCGGCGGGCGTGGGCGATGTATCTCGCGTCGTACCGGTTCCGGCGCCGCCAACCCGAACAGCTGCCCCTGCCGGCCGAGCTGCGTTGGCGGATCACCGGCCCCCCCGTGGACGTCTCCGACGCGAACACGACCCCGCCCGCACCCTGACACCACAGAACGGGGTGTGCGAGCCGCTACGGGCCCACACAGCCGCCCATTCGCCTCTGGTGTGGCATCGGGAACGTACGATCGGGGACATGCACCCGTCGACTGCTGCTATCCTGCGCTACTTCGAACACGAGCACCTGCCCGAGCACCTGGCCGCTGTGTCCCGCCCGTTCTGCGAGCTCGCTCACGCCCTCGCCGCGGGCGGCCTCGACGGTGCCGAGCTGACGGTGGCGTTGCGCAAGCTGCTCGAGGCGAAAGACGCTGCGGTCCGGGCGGCGCTGTGAGCAAGCTGTCCGCGGCCCGCCGCGGGTACGGGAGCCTGCACCGCCGGCTGCGTCTCCAGGTCCTCGAACGCGACCGGTACATCTGCAGGTGGTGCGGTGGTCGGGCGTCGACGTCGGATCACTGGCCGATCCCACGTTGCGAGGGTGGCCCGACGACCCTGGACAACCTGGTCGCCTCGTGCACCCGGTGCAACTCGAGGCGCGGGGCCGCGGATCGGACCCGCCGGGCGCGGGCTCGGCGGCGTCACACAGTTTTTGGAGGGGGCGGCCCACAGTGGACCCCGCATTCGGCGTCTCTCTCTCCCCCGGAACGGTGAGGGTCCCGGTTTGCGGTTACACGTCTGCGAGTGCGGCCGCAAGGCAGGCAACGCCGGCGGCCTCGCCTCGCATCAACGCACCTGCGTCGTGCACCTCGACGCCGTCCGCATCGGCACACACCAACTGTCGCTGCTGCCACCAGCCGCCGGCGGCCGCGGTGCCGTCGAGCTCGCCGCCGCCGCCGACCTCGTCGACCTCGCCGGACGCATCACCGACGCCTGCGCCGCGCTCGAGGCGACCTACCAGCTGCTCGCCCGGGAGATAGACCGTGCCGAAGCCGAAGGCGACCGCTACGGCAAGATCAACACCGCCCGCCAGCTCCAAGCGATCCGCCGCGATCTGGCGCCCGTCCGAGCTGAGATCGACGCAACCACCGTTGACGAGTTCTTCGCTGCGATGTCCGCCAAGATTCACGACCGAACGGAACCTTGAACGCCCGACGGTCGGCGGCCTCGTCGAGGACTACCACTTCCTGCTCACCGGTGGCGACTACTTCATGCCGCATCAGCGGTTCATCGCCGACGTCGCCCACGAGCTCGACCCGGCGACCGGGCTGCTCTGGTACGACCTGATCGTCATCATCATCCCGCGCCAGAACGGCAAGACGACCTACATCGTCGCGAAGCTCGCCCGCTCGGCGGAGATCGCACCGTGGCGTCAGCTGATCTACGCCGCCCAGAACGCCGACAAGGCCCGCGAGAAACTGATCGACGAGTGGTACGACCGTGACCTCGCCCGCCACCCCTACTTCGGGCCTCGCACCAAACCACGCCGCTCGAACGGCTCCGCACACATCCGCTGGACCGCCGGCGCCGGGCTCGGCTCGAGGATCTTCATCGTGCCGTCGAACGACTCGATGGCCGACGGCAAGACCGTCGACGACGGCGTCCTCGACGAAGCGTTCGTCTACGCCGACACCTCCGTGATCGCGTCGATCCAGCCGACGATGGCGACCCGCGCCGATCCGCAGTTGACGATCGTGTCCACCGTCGGCGAAGGCGACGACGGCCTACTGCTGCACTACCAGGACGTCGGCCTCGCCGCGATCAACGACCCCGACGCCCGCATCGCCCTGTTCGAGTGGTCAGCCGACGACGACGCCGACGGCGACGACCCCGCCGTGTGGGCGCAATGCATGCCGGCGCTCGGCACCACCATCACCGTGGAACGGATCCGGTCCTATCGGACGTCGATGACCAACGCCGACTTCGACCGTGCGTGGCTGTGCCGGCGCCCGACGATCGCCCAGTCCTCGGCGATCGACATGGACCTGTGGACCGAAGCCGCCGGCGACGCCGACGTCGACCTGCCCATCACGGCGCCGTTCGTCACCGGTGTGCACATCCACCCGACCCGCTCGCACACCTCCGTCGCGGTCGCCGGCGGCCTCCCCGACGGTCGCGTCGGCGTCGTCGTCGATCGACGTCCCGGCACCGGCTGGGTCGTCGACGTCCTCGAGCAGCTCACCGCCCGCCACTCCGTCGCGATCGTCGCCGACCGTTCCGCCGGCGCCGGCGGCATCATCGACCGCGCCGCCGGCCGCGGCCTCGCCGTCGACGAGCTCTCCGGCGTCGACGTCGGCGGCCACTGCGGCACCCTCGTCGACGAGCTCGAGCAACGCAGCTTCGCCCATCAGGACCAGCCCGACCTGAACACCGCGGCCGCAGGGTCGCGGTGGCGGCCCCTCGGCGGCGCCCGGGCGTTCGATCAACGCGCCGCCGACGTGCCCCTCGACCCGATCCAGGCCGCCACGTGGGCGCTCGGCCACTACCGGCGCCTGTTCCCCGCCGGCGCCCGCATCGACCGCATCACGTGACGCGCCGGGAGGCGACGAGCTCGTCGACGTCGTCGCGGGAGATCCTCACCAGGTTTCGGCCGAGGCGCACGTAGGGAAGGTCCCCGTCGTAGCGCCATCGGCGCACCGTCCCGCGAGACACGCCGAGCAGCTCGGCGACCTGCTCATCGCTCATCAGAGACGCGCGGTGGTGATCAGGGACGGTCACGACACGATCGTACGACCGTTCGATCAACTGGTCGGGCATGTTCGACCGCCGCCGGCAGCGCCGCACCCGTTCCGACGTCAGCCTCGTCACCGAGGTGATCGTAGCACTCGGCGCTGCACGCGTCGCCGGCGCCCCGATACCCGTCCGGGAGCTGCCGGTGGCGGTCGGTCTCGCGAACCTGCACGCCGACGTCCTCGCCGCGATGCCACTGGTGACCGGCGGCCGCGGCACGACGCCGGAGGTGATCCGCCGTCCGAACCCTGACGAGTCCCGCCACAGCACCGTGCACAAGCTGGTCCAGTCCGCGTGGTGGACCGGCAACGCGTTCGTGATGCCATCGCGGCGCCGTGACGCGATCACCGTGCTCGACCCGAACCGTGTTGGCCCGGGCTTCGACCCGGACGACCCGTTGAACGTGCCGTTCTGGTACTACGACGGCGAGATCGTCGCGAAGGACCAGATCCATTGGTTCAAGATCAACGACGACCCGCGCTACGGTGCGATCGGCCGGTCGCCGCTGTCGATGGCGTCCGAGCCGCTCACGATGTACGGCTACGCCTACTCGTACCTGTCGATGTTCTTCGCCGGTGGCGGCAACCCGTCCACGGTGCTGCGCCGCACCGGGCCCGGCAACACCGTCTACTCACCGGCCGAGGCCGCCGAGGACTGGGTCGAAGCCCGCAAGGAACGCCGCCCCGCGGTGCTCCCGGCCGGCTGGGAGCTGCAGGTCCCGGCGAACAACGGCGAGATGGAAGCGATCGGGCGGATCCTCGAGCAGTGCGCATCTGAGGTCGCCCGTCTCGTCAACGCGCCACCGTCGCTCGCGAATGCCAAGTCGAACGGGTCGATGACCTACTCGAACGTGCATGGCGAGATCGCCCGCTGGTTGTCGTTCTCGCTGGTGCCGACCTGGATCGCCCGCCTCGAGGACTTCTGGTCCGAGCTCGCCGGCGTCGAAGTCACGATGGACACCGACGTCATGTTCCGGCTCGTGTCGCCGACCGACGCCGGCGGCATGCCCGACGTCGTCGCCCCGATGCCACGCCTGGAGGCCGTCGCATGATCCGTACCCGCCACCTGCGCACCACCGCTCCGACCGTCAACGGTGACACCCTCACCGTCTGCCTCGTTCCGTGGAACACACCCGCCGAGGTCACCGACAACGGTCGCGACTTCTACTCCGAGTCGTTCAAGCGCGGCGGGCTCGTCGCCGGTGAGCGTCTGCTCGGCGAAGTCGAGCACGACGGCAAGATCGTGGGCCGCGCCGTCCAGGTCGACGACCGCGACGACGGCCTCTACGCCGACGTGCGCATCTCGCAGTCGTCCGCCGGCCGTGACTTCCTCGCCGACGTCGACGCCGGCATCTACGAGGCGGTGTCGATCGACTTCGACGACGACCCGCACCCCGTCGCCGCCGGCGCCTCGATCGAACGATCCGGCGCGCAGCTGCGCCGCTTCGCGTTCACCACCGACCCCCAACACGCCGGCGCCCGCATCGTCGGCCGCCGATCCAACACCGAAGGAGCAACCATGATCACCGCCACCGACACCACCGACGACGTCGACCAGGTCGACGACACCACGACCGACGACGTCGACGACACCACGACCGACGACACGACGGCCGACACCACGACGGCGACGTCGCAGCGTTCCCGGCAACGCTCGGCCCCTCGTCCCGGCGCAGCCGTCGGCGGCGCCCGCGCCGGCAGCCGGTTCCGGTCGTTCGGTCACTTCGCTCTCGCCGCCGCGAAGGGCGAGATCGACGGCGACGAGCTCGCCCGCTACCAGCGTGCCCTCGCCACGACGACGACCGCAGCGCAGACCGGTCTCGTCCACGAGTCCTGGATCCGCGAGATCATCGACCTGCAACGCCAGGTGCAGCCATCGGTCGAAATGTTCTCGTCTCGGCCGCTCCCGGACGAAGGCGACTCCGTCAAGCAGCCGAAGGTGACGACCCGGGCGACCGCCGCCAAGCAGACGACCGAGAACACCGAGATCGCATCGCAGGCCGTCGTCATCACCCCGGTCACCTGGGAGCTCGACACGTTCGCCGGCGGCCAAGGCATGTCGCTGCAGACCGTGCTGCGCTCGTCGCCGGAGTACCTCAACGAGGTCAACCGCCTGCACCTCGAAGCCCTCGCGCTCGAGGTCAACGAAGCCGTCGCCGACGGCGTCGTCGCCGCCACCCCGGCACCGCAGCAGGTCGAGATGACCGCGACGTTCAACCAGGCAGTCAACGCCTGCGTCGCTGGCATGTTCGGCACGCTGCGGCAGTTCCCGTCGTTCATCCTGCTGTCGACGTCGCTGTGGCAGACCCTCGCCGACCTCGAAGACACCGACGGCCGCCCGATCTACCCGTCGTTGTCGGCGTTCAACCACATGGGCACGATGCGTCTCGACACCGACGCCGGCGAGCACCGCACCCTGCCGTGGCGGATCGAGCCCGAACTCGACACCGACACCGCCGTCGTCGCCCACTCCGAGGCCTACCGCACCTTCCTCGGCCCGGTCGGCACGCTCACGGCGGACGTCCCCTCGACGCTGTCTCGTGATGTCGCCGTCTACCAGTTCGGCGCCCACGGCGTCACCGACACCCGCGGCCTCTGGATGATCGTCCCCGAGGTCGTGTGATGGCGACCGTCGCCGAAGTCAAGGACCGGCTCGACGCCGCCGGCATCGACTACCCAGCGGGCGCCCGCAAAGCCGACCTCGAGCAGCTGCTCCAGGCGGACGGCGCCCCCGTACCCGTGCCCGTCCCCACCGACGCCGCAGAGCCAGCGGCCGCGGTGGGGACGGACCGGGCCGTCACCCGCGCGAAGCAGGACGCCACCAACATCGCCCGCATCGACGCCAAGATCGCCCGCCTCGAGCAGCGACGCGAGATCCTGCGCCGCCGGTCCCTGCCCGCCGGTGTCGACCCCGCCGGCGGGCGCGGTCGGCCCAGCAGAGGACGCAAGGGCTGAGCGGTGGCGGTCACCGCGACCACCGACGACGTCGAAGCCTGGCTCGACGTCGGAGCCGGCGTCGTCGACGCCGAGCTGCTCGACCGCGTGTTCGCGGCCGCGGTGGGCGCCCTCGGCGACTTCTACGACCTCGACGCCGTCGACGTCGACCAGGACCGCGTCAATCAGGCCGCCGTCATGTACGCCGCCCGCCTCTACCGGCGCCGCTACTCCACCAACGGCGTCGAAGCGGTCGGCGACTGGGGCCCGCTGCGTGTTTCTGTGTCCGACCCCGACATCCACGCCCTGCTCGCCCGTTGGGAGCTGATCCGCTTTGGCTGACCTCGACCTCGTCGCGATCCGCCGCGAGCTCGCCGTCGCGCTCGGCGCCATCGACGTTCTCGCCGGTGTCGCCGTCTACGACCGTGTCGCCCCCGGCCCGAACCTGCCCGCCGTCCACGTCGGCGCCCCCACCGCCATCGTCTACCACGCCCAGTACGCATCGGAACGAGCCTGTCGGATCACGCTCACCCTCGAGGTGGCACGCGAAGACGCCCACCAGGCGCAACGCACCCTTGACCGGTGGCTGTCGTGGCCCGGCATCGCCGCCGGCCTCGAAGGCTACGACTCGGCGTTCTGGTCCGATCTGCACGTCCGCGGTGAGCTCGTCACCGCACCGACGTCGCTCGGCAACCCCGACGTCGGCGAGATCGCATCGCTGTCCGTCGACCTCCCCGTCGACATCACCACCTGAAAGGCAACACATCCATGACCACACAGCTCGAAGCCGTCGTCGAGATCGACGGCACCGACCACTCCCTCGAGATCACCGAGTTCGTCCTCATGCCCACCCGGAACACGGTGACGATCCCCGCCACGTACGGCGACGCCGAGGAACGCGACGAAGCCGGCGCGATGAAGACGTCGTGCACGATCACGTGCAAGAACGAGCTCGCCGCCGCCACCATCCACCGGGCCTTGTGGACCGCGATGCTCACCGACGACGCGCAGCTCCCGTTCTCCGTGAAGTACTCCACCGCCGCGACCGGCGCAGACAACCCGTTGTGGGTCGGGAACCTCGTCGTCACCGAGATCAAGATCGGCACCGAAGTCAACGGCGCCCGCCAGATGACGCAGACGTTCCCGGTGAACTCGCTGCAGATGCTGACTGCCGATCCCTGATCCGATGACACGCGAGCTCACCCGCCTCGCCGGCGAGCTCGTCGCCCTGGTCGACGTCGACGACGTCACACAGCACGCGATGGGCGCCGCCGGCAAAGCCGCCGCCCTGGAGACCGCCGCCCGCGATCTCGGCGCCGACCGTCGCTTCTCCGGCATCCCGTCCAAAGCCGCAGGCCTCAACGCCGGCTACGACCTCGGCAACCCCGTCGTGGTGCACCTGCGGCCCGAAGGACTGTGGATCCTCGCCGAACACGGCCGCCGACGCTCCGGCGTGATCCGCCCCAAACGATCCCGGACCCGCCGTGGCGGTAACCGCAAACCCCGCGGTCGGGCAGCCGTCGGCACCGCCGGCCGGTTCGTCGCCGTCGGCCGCTACCGGCCCTCACCAGGCAAGGACACCATCAGCGACGCACTCGCCCTCATGGACGAACGCGTCCCCGAAGCGATCGGCGACGCCATCGTCACCAAGCTGCGCAGGTTCGGTCGATGACCCGCCGTTCCGTCGACGTCGAACTGAACGCCAAGACACGCGCCGCGGTGCGCGAGTTCGAGAACGCAGCCAAAGCCGCCCGCGACGTCGACGACGCCCTCGAAGAAGCCGAATCGGCCGGCAAGACCCTCGCCCGGGCGATCGAACGCTCCGCCGACGACATGATCGCCGAGATCGACGCCACCCGTCGCGCGGTGGATGCGCTCGAGTTGGCGCTCGACGACGTCGACGTCGACCCGCAGGCTGTGGTCGGTGACCTGAAGCGGATGGGTCTCACAGCCCAGGAAATCGAGGTGGACGCCGACGAGCTCGCCGCAGCGCTCAAGCGGATCGACGAGGTGAAGGTGTCGGCCGACCGGGCCGGTTTCAGCGACCTGAACAAGGTGATGGGCGAGACCGAACGCACCGGCAGGGCGTCGTCGGTGGCGATCGGTGGCATCGGTGGGTCGATCTCGGAGCTGCCCGGCATCGGCAACCTCGGAGCGATCGCCGAGTCGATGGGCCAGTTGGCTGAAGGTGCGCTCGAAGGCGAGATCAACTCGAAGCAGCTCGTCGGCACGCTCGGGGTGCTGGGCGGCACGGCCGCAGCGATGTGGGTGGTGTCGAAGGCGATGCAGTCCATTGCGGACACCAAGGCGTTCAACGACGAGCAGGTCGAATCGTTCCGCGAGGCCGTGAAGGAAACGGCGGATGGCTTGTCGGCGGTGAACGAGATGCTCACCGAAACCGAGGCGATCACCGGGCGTGCCGGTGGCATCGGTCCGCTGTTCGAGGGAACGAAGGACATCACCAAGGATCTGATCGCCGCCGGTGTCGCCTACGACGAATGGGTGTCGGCGATCGAGGACGGCGGGCCGGCGCTCGACGCCGTCAACACGAAGCTGCGCGACCAGCGCGACGCAATGGTCGCCGCCCGCGACGAGGCGCTGCGCACTGGTGAGACCACCACCGGCTACGAACGCGCCATCTCCGACCTGGACAACGCGATCGAGATCGCTACCGAGACTCGCGCCAACTACTCGAAGGCGACGGAGGAGAACTCGCAGTGGGATGAGTGGGCCGCCGAATCGACCCTGAAGAACGCCGAGGCGACCGAGCAGCTCGCCGAGAAGGCCACCGACGCGCGTGAGCGCATCGAGGAGCTCACCAAGTCGATGGTCGACGCCACCGGCGACACCTACTCGCTGGAGAAGGCCGAACTCGAGCTCGCCGACGCGGCCGCTCGCCTCGAGCAGAACTACCTCGACACCGTCGCCGTGATGAACGACGCCACGTCGACCGACGCCGAGAAGGCGCAGGCGTCCCGGGATCTGCGCTCCCAGGAGATCGCCACCGCCGAACAGGCGCTCGCCACCGCACAGGCGTACGCCGCCGAACAGGGCGCCGTCGACGGCTCAGCCCACTCCGCTCGCCTGCAGGTCGAGGCGCTGCGAGCGATGCAGCAGCAGTACCCGAACAACGCCGCCGCCATCCAGCCCTACATCGACAAGCTGCTCGCCGTCCCTGGCGTCGTCGACACGACCGTCACTGCGAACACCTCCGGCGCGAACGCTGCGCTGGACTCGTTGATCGGCAAGCTCCGCGGCATCGGAGCGAACGTCACCACAGCGTCTGTGGTCGCGGCGGCCCGGTTCCGCCAGTTCGCCCGCGGCGGACAACCTGACCCCGGCGAGACGTTCGTCGCCGGCGAGGACGGGCCCGAGATCGTCACCGCCGGCCGCAAAGGTGCGACCGTGTTCAACGCCGCCCAGTCCGCCGCCGCCATGCGCGGCGCCGCCGGCGGGCCGGGGTCGGTCACCTACGTGACGCAGAACTTCCCCGCCGGTGTGCGGCCGGTCGACGTCGTCGACGCGCAACGCCGCTGGCAACGTGCGCAGGGGCCGCTGTGAGCCGTTGGGGCACCGCCCGGTGGGGCGTCGATCGTTGGCCGGCGTTGACGGTCGCCGAGCTGCTCCAGCAGCCACCGGCGGCCGATCGTGGCGTGCTGATCGGTGTCGGCGACTGGCGCCTCGTCGTCGAGGTGCTCCTGCCCGCCGAGGTGCTCGGTCTGTGGGGCATCGCCCGGTGGGGTGAGCAGCAGTGGAACGTCTACGCATGGCAGGACCTCACCGAGTTCGTCCGCGGTCTGGAGTGGACGCGCGGCGCCGATGAGTACCTCGGCCGGCCGAGGGTCGGGCAGGCGTCGATCACGCTCGACAACACCGACGGCCGGTGGTCGCCGTTCGCGGTCGCGCCGCCGGTCGGCTCGGCCGCCTACTTCGCACCGGGCACCCTGATCCGCTGCGGTGTCCGCTCAGCGACCGACACCCGCGCCGAAGGCTGGATCCCGCAGTTCTGTGTCATCACCGACTCGTGGGGCGAGACCTATGCCGGCGTCGGCTCCGACCGGTACATCGACGTCACCGGGTTCGAGACGTTGCGAGACCTGGCCTCGATCGACGACAACGCACTGCCCGGCCTCGTCGGTGGAGGCGAGTTCGCCAAGGACCGTTTCGCCCGTCTCCTCGACGCCGCCGGATGGAAGTACGGTCTCACGATCGACGCCGACAACGTCGCCGGCGACAACTATCCGCTCGTCTCGACCGACATGGCCGCCAACCGGCTCGCCGAGTGCTACCAGGTCGCCGACTCGTCCGACTCTCGGTTTCGGTCGTCACGCAAGGGTGACGCCCTGGTCGAGAACCTCGAGTACACCGCTATCGACCGAACCGCGGCGGTGTGGCCGCTGATCGACTTCTCGCTCGTCTCGTCGACACCGATCAATCCGGGCATCGGGTTCCGCCAGGTCGAGAACCACACCGGGATCTCGAAGTACGTGCCCTACGACGCCGACAGCTTCGCCGCCGTGTCCGAAGACTCCCACATCATCAACGACGCCCGTTTCGCACGCCAGGGCGGCACACAGCAGGTCCACCAGCAGCCGGCGTCGATCGCCCGGCACGGGTTGCGCACCCTCGTGCGCAACGACTTCCTCAACACCTCCGACGCTCAGGTGCTCGTCATCGCCGCGTACACCTCCGAGCGGCGCGGACTGAACGTGTTGCGCGTCAAGCAGCTCGACGTCGCCACCTCCGACCGAGGCGACCTCAACTACCTCGCCACGATCGCCGCCGACCTGTACGTGTTCTGCACCGCCCTCCCGCCCGGCTACAGCACCGGCGGCCCGTTCATCACCGGGTTCGTCGAGTCGATGACGCACCGCGTCACACCGCGCAGCAACGGCGCCGTCACGTGGTCCACCCGCTTCGGGATCGCGACACGGATCGTGTGGAACCTGCCCGCCGCACAACTCCCCAACAACCCCCTCGACTGACAGGAGAACACCATGCCCATCGCATCCGTCACCGCCGGCGCACTCATCGACCCGACCACGTTCGGAAACGCCGTGGTCGACGAATTGAACCACCGTGGCTACAAGGCGCAAGCCATCCGGTCGGCGATCCAAAGCGGTGTCGGCACCGGCGGAACTGACCTGACTGACCTGACCGTCACGTTCACCGCCGCAGCGAACCGACGCTATATCGCCCTCGCCAGCGTCACAGCCCGCCAGCGCACCGCAGCCGGACTGGTGTACCTGTTCATCGTCGCCGACGGGAACAACGTCGGGGGCGGCCTCACCTCGGTCACCGCCGACGGCTACTGCAGCCTCGAAGCAACATCGAAGGTGTTCACACCGGCCGCCGGCAGCGTCACCGTCAAGCTGCAGGGGCGCACGTCGAATAACACTGTGGACTTCCACGGCAACGGCTTCGACAGCTTCGTGCAGGTTCTGGACATCGGGCCGTCGGCATGACGCTCTGCACCTACCTCCCACCGGTCGCGGTGCACAGCGATCGCATCGGCGGGCACCGTCAGATGCCGCCGAAGCTGATCGTCGTGCACACCTCCGAGCAGACCGTCGAGGGCCCGAACGCCGCCCGGGATCTCGCCGCGTACATCACCCGCCCCGGTGACCGCACGACCTCGAGCGGCAGCCGCTACGGGTCGAGCTATCACGACGTCGTCGACGTCGGCCGAGTCGTGCGCCCGTGCGTCCCGCACGACCGTGTCGCGTTCTCGGCGCCCGGGGCGAACACCGACGGCCTGCACGTGTGTCTGCCGGGCCGCGCCGGCCAGGATCTCGCCGGCTGGTCCGACGGGTACTCGGCGGCGCTGATCGACACGCTCGCCGCCTACATCGTCGACCAAGCCACCCGCTACGGCATTCCGATGCTCGAGCTCCCCGTCGGCGTCGTCGAGCTGCAGCGCGGCAGCGTCGGCGTCACCGATCACTACCGCATCGGCCGAGCGTTCGGCCGCACCAATCACACCGACGTCGGCGTTTCGTTCCCCTGGGACCGTCTCGCCGACCTCATCCACCAGCACACCAACCCCGACCCCGAGGAGGATGACACCATGTCGCAAGGCATCGTCGCCAAGTACGTACCGATGAAGGCGTTGCAGGACGCCGGGCACCGCAAGGTGTTCGGCCTGTTGCCCGACGGCAACGTGCGCCACCTGTCCGGCCCCGACGCCGAGCTCGAGCGCCCGACCGTGCCGATTCGCGGCCTCGAGCACTACCAACAGTGCGAGGAACTCGACGCGGTGTGGCGGTCGCGGTCGTGAACGTCACCAACGCACCCAAGCTCGTCGGCATCCTGCTCGCGATGGTGCTGCTCACCATCGTGTTCGCCCTCGGCACCTTCACCGAGTCCGGCTATCTCGGCCTGATGGGCCTCATCGTCGGCTACCTCGTCGGCAACGGCGTCGCAGCACGCAACGGCGACCCCGTCCAACCCGTCATCGGCGAATCACCGGAGCACCGGGAGCGCCACACTCGCGGCTAGGGCTGCTGGAACTGGTCTTGCTGGCGGTCGTTGAAGTCGTTCGAGTCGTTCACCGACTGCCAGCCAGCCCAGGCCACGGCGATGATCGCCGCAGCGAGGAGGATTGCGACCACCGTCTTCGCAACGTCACCCATCGCTGCGACCCTACTCGAGGCCCTGCTGGCCAGCGATCGCGAACGCGGGATTGAAGGCGGCATATCCCTGCGTGCTGCTGATGTCGGCGTGGCCGAGCGCGTGCTGCACGAGCCGTATGTCGCGAGTGGCCTCGAGCAGTCGCGTGGCGTGGAGATGTCGCAGCTGGTGAGCTGTCGCGTTCACCCCGATCGATCGCAACCGGCGGGCCACCAGAGCAGACAGGGCCTTCGCCGAGGTCTCGATGCCGATGACCGGGCCACATCGCTCGCCGGTCCAGGAACCAGCCAGATCGCCACTGAGCCGGTCGTTGATACCTGCAACGCGGTGGTAGCCGCCCTTGCCGACGATGATCATCTGCTTGCGCTCGAAATCCACGTCCTGCCAGTCCAATCGGACGACCTCACAGCAGCGCAGGCCAGCGTGGTACATCAGCGAGACCACGACGGATGTTTCGGCACTGAGCACCGTGAGGGCGAACTCGACGTCGGACCGGCGAGCCGGCCGAGGCAGCCGTCGCGGCAACCGAGGTCGCTCGATCAGGTCCGTCGGATCAGCAGGGCACAACTCTTCGCGCATCGCCCATCGGTAGAACATGTGCAGATGGACGATGCGCGTGTATCTCGTCGCAGCCGTCACCACCCGTTGGTCGAGGAACTCCTCGACCAGGCGCCGGTCGCAGCTGCGCCATCGATCGCCGGCGAACTCGAGCCAGGCTCGCACGACGTAGTCGCGCTGCTTGATCGTGCCCGCTGCCAGGTTCCGACGTCGCATCGCTGCGACGTATTCACGTGCAAGGTTCCCGCTCATGTGGTCACCATCGGCCAGGATGGTAGTTGACATGACAACCACAACCGTGCAATTGTGCTCGATATGAACCATAACGATACCAAAGAGGTCGGACGGTGGCTCTCCACTCGCCGAGCCGCCGCCTACGCAGATGTCTCGGTTACCAAGCTGAACGAACTGGTCAGCCTCGGCAAGCTGCCGGCCTATCGGCTCGCCGGCGGCACGCATCGGCGCTTCCTCACTGAGGACCTCGATGCCCTCATGCAGGCCGAGACGACAAACATGTGAATTTCGGAACATGTGGTGTGGATGGCACGTGAACAACCCGGGGTTGTCCACAGCGACACATTCCGACGCCGCAGGTCAAGTCAGCTCGCCGGCGCGACCGTGACCGGGATCCCGTTGAGCACCGACGTCCCCGACAGCGGGTCGAATGCCGTGTCATCGGACAGGGTGTTGGAGTTCACACCGGCATGCTCGGCGGCAACACGCAGTTGCACACCCGGGAGATCGTGGCCCCAGCCGTGCGGCAAGCTGACCACCCCGGGCCGGATCGTGTCGGTCACCTCGACGGGCGCGTGCACCGAACCGACCCTCGACGTGACCTTGGCAGCCGTGCCGTCGACCAGGCCCAGCGTCACCGCGTCGTCGGGATGCACCTGCAGCGTGCAGCGCGGCTTTCCCTTCACGAGCACCTCGACGTTGTGCATCCACGAGTTGTTGCTGCGCAGGTGGCGGCGACCGACGAGCACGAGGCCGCGTGTGGCCAACTCGTCGGCACCGGAGTACAGCCGATCGAGGTCGGACACCAGTGGCTCGGGAGCCAACTCGATCCGACCACTCGGGGTGCGCAGGACCTCGGGCAACCGGGGGACGAGCGGACCGAAGTCACGCCCGTGGGGATGTGCGAGCAGATCGTCGAGCGAGGTGCCGTCGGGGTCGACACCGAAGCCGTCACCGAACGGTCCGGTACGCAACATGAAATCGAGCATTCGCTCCGGTCCGCGCCGACCGGAGGCGTGGAGCTCGGCGAGGAGCTCGTCGGCATCCCGACCGGCCACCGGCGAATGGTCGTCCTTGACGGCACTGCGCACGAGCGCATCGATCGCGAGGTCGTCGGCGACGCCGGGGTCGACGTCGACGCCGAAGCCCTGCGCGATGGCGGTGAGCTTGGAGATGATCTCCCACTCGTCGGGTTGACCCTCGTCGAGCGGGAGCACCGGTGGCGAGTAGTTCGCGACGTTGCGAACGGCGAACTGCAACAGCAGCAGGTCGTAGTGGGCTCGCTGCAGTTGCGACGGCGGCGGCAGGATCACATCGGCGTGTCGTGTCGTCTCGTTCAGGTACATGTCGATGCTGACCATGAAGTCGAGCTGATCGAGCGCTCCGGTGAGCCGTTCACTGTTCGGCGTCGACAGCACCGGGTTGCCCGCGAGCGTGATCAGCGCACGGATCTGGCCGTCGCCTGGCGTCTCGATCTCCTCGGACAGCACACCGACCGGGTACTCCCCCATCACCTCGGGATGGCCGCTCACACGCGAGTGGCTCCGCCCGACCGTGAACCCTCGCCCCGAACCGGGCGTGCCCCGCGTCGTCGCGCCCCCGGCCACCGGCGTGGGGAACATCGAGCCACCCGGACGGTCGAGGTTGCCGCTCAGGATGTTGACGACGTCGATCAGCCACGACGTCGTCGAGCCGAACTCGGTGGTCGTGGTCCCGATGCGTCCGTAGACCGCAGCCGACGGTGCAGCCGCCAGCTCTCGCGCCATCGAGCGGATCGTCGCGGCGTCGACACCGGTGACGGGGGCGGCGAACTCAGCAGTGAACGGGGCGAGCGCCGCGGTGATCTCGTCCAGCCCCGAGAGGTGCTCAGCGACGTGATCACCCGGGTCGGCGAGCCCCTCGGCCAGCATCGTGTTGGCCATCGCCGCGAGGAGCAGCGCATCGGTGCCGGGGCGGATCGACACCCATTGGTCGGCTTGCTCGGCAGTACGCGACAGTCGGGGGTCGACCACGACCACCTTGCCG